AGGTAGTTTTGCAAAACCTTTTAATTTGCTTGGAACTTTTTCACCAGATTTAGGTGAACCAAATTTTCTACCAACTCTTCCACCTGTAGCTTTATCTGTTCTTAAAATTTTTTCTGGTTTCTGTAAAGATTTAGAACCTGTTTTTCTAAGATCTCTAGCTAAATCTTTAAAACCTTTTTTATCTGCAGCTAAAACATATTTATCAGTAGTCTTTACAAGCTTATCTATAGTTTCTTTATTTTTTTTTAAATTACCTACATTTGGTTTTACACTTGAAATAGTTTTTGGTTGTTTTGAACTTTTTAAAAATTGTTTAATAATATTAAATCTACCTGACATTGTTTATTTCCTTTTAATTAAATCGGTTGCTTTAAGTCCGTAAACGCTTGCAATGACGCCCACGAAAATCGTTTGATACCAAAATGGAAGTTGTGAAAAGTATTCAAAGAACAATTTCATTTTTTCCATCGCACTTGGATCGTCCGAAAACACTGCCCATGATAATAACGCAATTGGAGCCGAAAGCAATAATAAAATGAATTCGTCTTTCCAGTCCGAATTTCTTGATTCTAATAATTTGCCCTGATATTCCGCTTCTCCGTTCGCCATTTTTTCTGCATGACGCATTTGTGCGTCCGCCATAAGCATTTTAGTTCTTTGACGGTTTTTAAAAATGTGAGAGCCAGCTTGAGCGGCTAATTTAATAGCGCTAAACCACATATTAGTACCAAGTAGCTTTTCTTTTCTTTTCAGCTAACATTCCTTTTTGACCTTTGACCTGTTCTTTGTCTCCCATTGGCAAACCATTGAACGATTTGTCAGCTGTAGTCTTAGATCTAGGATCTACTTCTACATTTTGATCAGGAATGTTAATCATTTTTTGTTTTTTATAGTTCATCATAGTTTTTTACCTTTTTTTAATCTATTATACCACTATTCATTGTCAATAACAGACATTTGTTTAATTCCTTTGCCTGCAAGGCTTACTCCAGCTCTTAATTTAGCTAAATCTTCGTTTTGTTCCATCTTATCTTCAGCTAATTCTCTTGCTTGCATCAATTTTGCTCTGTTTAACTCTACTTGAGACTTGTCATATTCTTTTTTACGTTCATTTTCCATTGCTCTTAGGTCAACTTCACGTGCTTTTAGCTTCAATAGTGGGTCTGAATCAAATTGAGAGGTAATTTTGTTCTCTTCTTTCATAAAATCATCAGTCATTTCAGCAATCAACACTGCTTTTCTTGCTTCAATCTGTTGTGTCATCTGTTGAAGTTGCTGTTGAACTTGTGGATTGTTAGCTGCTTGTTGTTGCATCATCTGCATTTCAGCTAACTGCTCTCTAAATTCAAGTTGAACTTGTTCTTGAGCCATAATTGAGATGTGTTCAAGTATATTTTTTTGTATCGAAGCCATAATCGCAGGATTATTTCTAACCATGTTAGTTGACATGAAGTTTAAATGCGCTGTGATGTGAGCTTGATGGTCTTGACCTGGGAAAGCTTGGAAAGGTTTACCACCTAAAGCATTAATATGTTCTAAACTTGGGTCCATCGGAGCCATCGGTGCTGGTGGAGGTAGGACTGCATCTACATCTTTTACTCCAATTGCTTCATACATGTTTCTATAAACTTGATACATGTTGTGTAAGTTTGGATTAGCAGTTGCAATTTGTAATTGCGTTTGTGCTAAAGTAATTCTTTGAGACATTGAAAATATATTAGGATCCGCAACCGGAATCACATCTACTCTATCATCAAAATCTGTTTGCTTAATATTTCTTGCACCACCTACAACATCATAAGGATATTCTGGTGGCAAATATTGTGCAACTATTTTTCCTAATAACTTAAATTCACTCTTCATTGCTGCATAACATCTTTTGTGTATTGCAGACATAACACGTGAACCACGTTCTAATAATGCAACAGTTGTACCTACAGCTGCTCCTTGGTTACCATCACCTACTTGCATATCAGCAATAGCCGCGAATCTTTGACCTGCTTGAACAACAACTCCTAATAATTGTAATAATGTTGGAGAAGGTTCTTTGTATGGTAAAGGAAAAAATGCATCTCTTAATGATCCACCCGGTGCATCTACATCTTTAAACTCCCCTGGTTGAATTGGAGAAGCTTCATCTCTAACTCTTACACCACGTTGTTTAAATCCTGCAGGTAAGTTTGCAAGTGTACCTGCGTCTAGCAATTGACGGAGAGCCGTCGTTGCTGTACGGCTCAAACCGCCAATCATATGAATGAGACCAAAGCCATAAAATCCTAGTCCTGGCAGAAATTTGAAATGGACGAAGTATTGGATTTTATTTTTCTTTATGTCATCGGGTGCATAGTTCCTTCTAATAGAAAGAACTTTTCTACTACCTTCTTCGACTGTTACGATGTAAGGTAATTTTATTCCTGTTGGTTCGTCATCAGCTCCAACGTCTTCGAAACCTTCTAAATCTAAATTAGTATGACATTCCAATAAAGTGTACATGTCATCTTGTTTTCCAGATCTTCGTGTACCTTCTAGTTCATGTTCTTTTTTCTCTAACTCATTAGAGTCGCTAGATCCAGGTGTTCCTAATTCAACATCAGAATAAAATCCATTGACTTGTTGTTTTCTTAATTCGTTCTCAGAAATTTTTACAGTATGAATTACTGCCTCCGCATCATCTAATGAGGTAGCTGTATACGGGACAACTAATTCATCTGCTGGTACAAACTTTGATACCACTCTTCCCATATTTACATCATAGTAAATTTTTTTAAATGTTGATCCTGATAATGGTAAATGAAATAACATAGAATCAAATTCAGATTCATATTCTTTCATCGTGTCCATAATTAAATAATTCATGTAATCTTTAACACGTTGAGCTTGTTGCTCTGTTTGTGGATTTTTAATTCCAATTACTTGTGTTCTAACTGGACCATCTGCAGGTAATAATTCTTTGTAAGCTTGAGCTTGGAATTGAGTTACTGCTTCTGCTAATACTGGGTGTGTTGCACCTGAAGCACCTTGGAAAGGTTCTGTTCTATTATCATACTTAAATCCTAATAGGTCTAAACCTTTTGTGTAAGATTGTTCCCAATCTTTTCTTGAATTTTTATAATCCATAAAGTTTTGAACCATTTCATTTCCAATAGGTTCTAAAACTTCGTCTGGTAAAATATCTGCTAAGTTATCAAAATGATTTTGTGATCCCATAGTGTTTACTGCACTTGGATCAAAATCAATAGTTGCACCACCATCTTCTTCTGGTGTTATTTCAACGGGTCCTTTTTCTACTTCTTCCTCAACACCAACTTCTTCTTGCATCTCCTCTTCTGAAGGGATTTCAACTTCCGTACGTGTGTTAGGGAGTCCTTTGTCTATATCTGCCATTTAATACTCCTAGTACCTCTTAACATTGTTTTTAACAGATAGCAACCCTTGAGGCGTTGGGCCTGATTGAGGGGGAATTGAGTTAGGTTTTCTAATTTCTGCTATTCCTCCACCTGCTAAATTAGCAACTCCTCCTGCATCTGCAATTCTTTGCATTGCCTCTTCTTCTTGAAATTGAGATCTCAAAGAATCTAATCCTCCTAAAGTTCTTGCAAAACTTGGAGTAAGTCTTTCTGTTGTTTTTAAATTTATAATATCTTGAGGATTATAACCTGCATTTTGTAACATTTTAATTAAATCTTCATCAGAGTATTGATAATATAAATTTTGCATTTCTTGTTCTTTTCTTCTTCTGTAATCTCTACTTTCACCACTTTCAAATTTACCTATTGATTGTTTAAATTGAGTGTATGGAAATATTTGTTTACCTTCTTGTGCCCTTAAATATTCTTTTGCTTGTTCTGATGCTTCTTTAAACGCATCGTTAGATATAATACTTGCAGACAAATTAGCTCTTGCTCCTTGTTCTCTTGCATCTGCTGCTGCAGGAAAATATTGATCCATTCTACCTGCTGCTTTTGCTCTTTTTGCTTCAGCTGCCGCTTTATTAGCAAAAGATAATTGATCTTGTGCTGAGAATCCTGCTTTAAGAAGATTTGAATATGGTGCATCCATTTTTCTAATTACATTACCTTCTTCATCTTCTACTGTTCTAGTTAACATACGATCTCTTTCCATTAACATTGGATCTAGTTCCCCTCTATATTTTCTTGGATCTAAATATGATAAATAACTTTCAGCCCATGCTTGATCTAAAGGTTTACCACCTAAAACTTTATTACCAATAATTGCACCTTCAAATACTGCTTCACCAAGCAAGGCACCTGGTCCTAAAACATTTTTTAATAAACCAGCTTTAGATGCAACTTTAGCAACATCAACTAATTCTTTTGCAGCTTTTTTATTTCCTGAAGCTGCTAATTTTTTTTGTTCTATTAAACCATCTCTAATACACTCATCACTTAAAGCAAAACCAATACGTCCACCTCCTGCCATACCTACTTTACACTGAGGAAGCTTACTATAACTTGTTATATTTTGTAAAATTTTATTTTGTTGATTGGAAGAAATATTTGATAAACCGGCTTGAACACTTTCATCTAATTTTCCAAAAGTTTTAGATCCTGTTGCTTTTGCAACATCAAATATACTAACTGCTTTTTTAGTAACAGGTGATACTCCTGTTTTTTCATAATTTTCTAAAAGTTTATTTTGAATTAAAGGAGGTAGTTTATCAAAACCTTTTATTGTTTTATTGGGCGGCTGTCCGACTTTATAATTAGGAAATTCTACATCAGGATATCTTACTTTAGATTTTTCTACTATATTATTATAATCTTTTAAAATTTCTTTTTGTTTTTTACTATCTCCTGCAGCGTCGATTAATTGTTTTTGATAATTACTTTTTATATTGTCAACAAAACTACCTTTATCTACATTTGCTCCACTTTCTAAAGGATTTGTTAAAATACCTTCAATAGGGGCATATCTCCCACTAGACTTTACTCCAAACACTTCATCTAAAGAAACACCTTTTGGTAGAGTTTTTGCAATATCTCTTTGAATTCCTTTAAATGTTCCCAAAGGTAAATCTAAAACTTTATCTATTTTTTTAGCTCCCCACTCATACAAAGAATTTTGATAAGCATATCCGTTTCTTTTTCCTCCTAAAAATGTAGCAGAACTTTTAATTACCTTATCAGAATTAGCTATTTGATTTGATGAAGGTTTTGGAAGTTTGGGTTTATACCATTCTTCTAAAGAACCATCATAATACTCAGCTAGTTTAAAAAGTAATCTTGAGTCATAAAAAGGATCACCACTTTTTGTAACTTTACCAACTTGATTTATTAAATCCTTAGACATTGTTCCATTTTCAAACGCTTCAACTATTTTTTTATTTTTACCTATTTTTGTTAAATCTTTTGTTATCTTTTGAACGTTTTCAAAATAATCACGACTTGTCTTTGTTATTTTTAAATTACTATCGTTAGCAACTCTTTTTATAAATTTAACATCATAACCTTTTGCTTGAATTTCTTTTAAAGGTAAACCATCCTCAATTAATTTTGCTACCTTAGCAATGTCTTTTGGTGCTTTTAAAAATTTTCTTGGTGATTTTATAAAATTTAAATTAGGAAAATTTTTCTTTGCTTTACTAAAATATGATTTACCACTTGAAAAATCTTTTTGTAAATTTTTAGGTAATTTTTCTTTAATGGCTGCCGTGGTTACTTCTGTTCCTTCATCCAACAACTCTTGAATTGCTTTTTCTACAGCTGCTTGTTTTCCCGTTTGTGGTCCAGTAGATGCAAATTCAAAATTTGCTACTGTTTCTTTTCTAAATTGTTCTGCTGCTTTTTTTGCTTTCTCTAAAGACCCATAATTCTTTTTACTAAAATATTGACTAACACTATTTGGATTATTAGATCCACCTACTTTAACATTATAACCATAACCATCAAAAGAAATACTTCCAGGATTATCTTTTTTATAACCAGGTCTTGATCCATCAGCACTTGGTTTAACTAACATGCCTCCATCTTGTTTTGGTGTACGTTCTTGTGGGCTGTATTCTATAATTCTATCTAGAATAGACATTCTATTCTCCTAATAAGTAAGCAAGACCACCTGATGCATATCCACTATAGTCATCTGGAAAATCTGGTTCAGGGGCATCACCATATTTACCACCTAAATATTCAGCTGCTTCATAGCTATCGTTATTAACTTTTCCAACAAGCTCTTTTCTTTTTTTAGATTTTACAATTTCTTTCATGGTAGGACCTTTACCTGTAGCAAATGTTTTTAAGTTAGTTACATCAGATGCAATATAATCAATACCAGGTCCTCCGCTTTCACCTATAAAGTCTATATCCGCATCTTCAGGTCCACCAACATATTGTGGTTCTGTTTCTACGACATCAAATTTATCAGCTGGTTTTTTTCCACCTGTTGTTTCATCAGCCATTCCCGGTTTAAATTGCATCATTACTGGTTCTTGACCCATGTTGTCTGGTGAATCATATTCTACTCTTATCGCTCCATCATCTAAATCTTGAGTTACTGTAACTGATTCTTTATCATTTAATTTTTTAGTATGAATAATTTCTCTATCTTTTGTTGCAAGATTTTTAGTAACATCATCTCCTTCTAAAATAACTTTATTCACCAACGCATCAAACCATTCTGGTTTACCTGTAACAGGAGGAGTTTTAACTAATGGAACTTTGCTTACTGTTTTAGCAACTTTAGCTGGTTTAAAAAATTTACCAACAATAGGTATAGATGCTACACCTGCTGCTATTTTCATAAATTTTCTTTTTGATGGATCTGATGGTCCATCTTTTAATCCAACACGACCACCTGTTTGATAAGGAGTTCCATAAGTTAAATCTTCTTCAGAGTAAACTGGGTTTTGAGTTTGATTATATAAACCTTTTAATGCCATCATTATTCCAAAAGGAGTTGGACCTAGGCCTAAAGCAGATGCAATTTTTTGTCCTGCAAGATTTTTTCCTGTATTGATTGCAATGTCTTTTACAATTTGTTTTGGTACAGTGTAATCATACTGTTGACTATCTCTTGCTCTACTGATTGCTTCTTGATGATTACGTTCTTGTTGTGCAGAAACTTTAGATCGATCTGGACCAGGACT